TATATTTTTTAATGAAAATTAATGAATTTTTAGATTCGTTTCTTTAAAACTTTAAAATAGTTAAATTAGAATCGATTTTTTCCCATTTACTATATTTGCAAGGTATTAAATGTCTCCAAATTTGCAACAATTATATGTAATTATTTATGTATGTTTTTAGCACTTTTAAAGAATACAAGTCTTTTTTGAATAAAAATTGTTTTGAACCAGAAGGTTATGCTCTTTCAAATATTACTCATGCTGCAAATGTATCGTTTATGATGTCTCACTCTTTACCAACCTTTTTAAATGAACCGATTTTTATGGACCTATTCAATAACAAAAGTGAAATTTCTAAGATTTTAAAAGATGCTGGCGATCCAAAAATTGTTTCTGTTAAAAATCGAGTTCTTACTATTGATAAATTCAAAAGGTCTGTCAAAAGTAACTTAGACAATTCAAAAGTATCTATTGTTTTAAACAAAATGGCAAAGGTTCTTCAGTTACATGGTAGAAAGTACGCTCAAAGTACACCTTCCGACGCTTTCGATTCTCTACCTCAATCTACTTCTTCATCCTTTCCAGATTACAAGAAGAAAAGTTTAGTTAGATCAAAAGTTATTCGTCAATGTCATTATTTACTTCGTAATCCACAGAATCTGAAGTATATCGCAAATTATCCAATTGCTGTTAATTGGAGAACTCAAGTTTCTAGAACTCTAAAGCTTAAATTTAGACAATTCTATCCTTTCCCGGTCATTGTATCTTGTTTAGAGAAAACTCTCTTTTCGGGTATTTTTAAACATTTCGAAAAAGTTAAAAATACGCCATATTGCTATGGAAACATTTTTCCTGATCTTAGCAAAAGATACGAATTATGGCAGAGTCATAAATATATCTATTCTTTAGATATTGACTCTTTTGATTTAAATGTTAATAATGACTTGATTTCCATTATTTTAGATTTTTTGGTTAAGTTTGTACCTTTAAACGATAATGAGATAAAAGTTTTTGAATTTATAAAATATTATCATTTAAACTGTTACGTTGTCTCAAAAAATGAGAATAACAAAACTGTTTCTTTTAGAAAGCAAAGGGGACTTATGAGTGGTTCAAGTTTAACAAGCATGCTTGGTAGTCTAATTAATTTGTTTTCTATTATGTACATAAACGAGGTAGAAAAGTTAGACTTATCCTTAAAAGGAATCAGTGTCATGGGAGACGACTTAATTGTATGTTCGAATAGAAATTTTAAGCTAGACATGTTTTGTCGATTGTTCGATAGTTACTTCAGTCAAAGCGTCTCAAACTTGAAGTCTGAAATCTTTTATCCTGGTCAAGATGTTTATTTTTTAGGACATTATTTTAATAGTAATGAGCGGAAGTTAAACAATGAACGTTTCAAAGTACAACTCTGCATATCCGAAAACTTTATTTCAGAAGACGTCATGCCACTAAATGAAAGGATAATAAGTAAATTCTGTTCTATACTGTTCAAGTGTACTGATGGTTCAAAAATATTTGATAAGTATATTGATAGACTTATGTCTCTCATTAGACTTGAACAACTTCCTACTTATTATTACGACTTAATTGATAGTGAAAATAAAAGTAAGATGCTCTCTTTTGAGGAGTACAAACAGAAAGGTTGGCTGAAATGCTAACGGAGATAGTGTAAC